GCTGTTGACTCTACTGCAGCCAAACGACGGGCTAAATCTTCATTACGCTTCTCTAGTGCACTGATCTTGTGCTTCGATGTTAAGTCACGCTGTTTAGCGAGCTCTTTCTTGAGTTTTCGCTCTTCACGACGTGCTTCACGAATTTTCTCACGATCTTCATCTGTTTCATCATCTTGATGATCGTCAGAATCTTCTGCATGAACTTCGACATCTTCATCATCATTTTCGTCTGAATCTTCGTCGTGTTCTGCCTTTTTAGTTTCTTTTTCTTCGGGAAAGTGATCTTTCTCGTGTTCCATTGAAACTAAAGCACTACCATCTTCCTGTTCTTTTACAGGGATATCTTTATCATTTTCTGCCATAATTTATCCAAATTAGTCTACAAAGGCTTTCATTTTCTGCGCATATTCAAACGACTCAATGCGAGAAATGATTTCACGGGCTTGCAATGTAATAAATACCACCGCACCACCATCATCACCAGGATCTACAACAAAACGATCACCGCCGTATTTAATTGTCCTTACCAAGTCACCTTCTTTACACCAAGGACCTTCGATCCAAGGGGTTAAATCTTCTGGTGATCTGTACGCTAAAGGACCTACTTGTACGACCTTAGCTACTGTCTCATTGAATTTCAAGGTTTGCTGAGTTTCCTCAACAAAAATAATGCCACCTTTGCTTTTTACTTTTTGTCGGCGCAACTGGACTAAAACTCGATCTCCAGCTACTTCGACACCATGATCAATAACGGGAAAACATTCTTCCTCGCTACGAAGATCTGGTTCTTCGTTACTCTTAACATCTATTGCCATTCGGCAACCTCCTCAAACCATACGGTTCAGTTTTCTTCGTCATCCTCGGTTAAGAGGTCTTCTATAATCGATAAAGCTTGTTGTAAGCCTTCACGAGTACCCAATATTCTTTGATAAGAATCAAAGTTGTGGATGTTGGAGCCAGAAGCTAACGCTTCGGCTGTAATATTGTCAGCATCTTTCAGACGCTTAATAATTGATGAAATTAGGTCTCCCATATAACTACTTATGCAATACGGAAGAAAATTCCGCCCTAATTAATAAAAATTTCCGCCGCCAATGTCTTTGAGGTTTTTATCTGGACCGACTTTTTTGTCTTTAGTCAATTTGCACTGAGCTGCGCCAATCTTCCAGTTGTTGTTACGCTTGGAGCCAGATGGTCCAGCATCTATAGTTTTTTCACCAGGGCCACCGCCGCTGGAAAGTTTGCCAGTTTCCTGGTATGTTTGACGAAAGCCTTGTAAATTATTATCGGTCATTAGTTTCTCCTGTGGGGGGTAAAGGGGGTGTAGGGGGTTGTAATGCTACTTGTTGTTGCTGTTGTGCTAATGCTTGTTGATGAGCTTGATCATTCTGCATTAACTGTTGTTGGTGTTGCTGATTTGCTAATGCCGCTTGTTTTTCAGCATCAATTTGTGACGCTACTTGACTGGCTTGTTGCTGGAACTGTTGTTGCTCAACATTAATACCGTGCTGGCGAATATCCATTTCGGCAGCTTTCGTTGCCTCAAAAGCAGCCATATCTTGCTCGTGTTGGAGCATTGATTGTTGTTGATCCATCTGAACGCCAGCATTAATCTGAGCTACACGCTCTTTTGCTGCGTTGTTGATGTTAGCCAGTGCAATGGTTGTTGCGTTTTGTTGGCTGTCCAAATGAGTCTGAGTGCTGTACTTGGCTTGCAACTCTTGAACCTTTTGTTGCAACTCTGCCACTTTGAGCTGGAACTCTTGCTGAGATTTTTGCATATCAGCTTGCATCTTAGCTTGTGATTCTGCCGCTTTACGCTGAGTCTCAGCCATCTGAGTCTTCATAATGACTTGAGCAGTTGGATCAGCCTCTGCAGCTTGTTGTAACTGAGCTTGACGACCTTGCTGAACTTTCTGTGCAATTTGCTGAATAGCTGGAGCAATTGGTTGGAATGCCACTTGACCATCTTGAGCAACCATCTGACATGCGATAGCCAAAGCTTGCTCGCTCGTTTTGTCTAGCGGACGCTCTTCGTTCAACTTGAACACATCCTCACCATCACCAGAGGCTTGACCAACATAGTCACGCATGGATTGTAAATAATGAAGCGTGATGTGTTGCTTTAAATGCTCTAAGAGGTGCGGTGCATATGCTGGTCCAATAATTGGACTGCTACCATAGTTAGGATCCATAGCAAAGGTTAAATGCACCTTGATGTGAGCTAAGTGATCTTGATCTGGGTATGCAGCAGCTGCTCTTCCCATTGCCATCGAGACGTTCTCGAGTGCCGGGTTGGATTCTTTTACGCCGTCTGGGTTTGGCAGAATGTCTTCGATGTTCGGGATCTTCATCTGTCTTAGCACACGCAAGTGGGCTTGACGCAAATCATACAACTGTGGTGCTGAAGAAGCTAACTGCAGAATTGCCTGTGCTTGAGCCAGACGCTGGGTTTCAGAGAAGATGTTAGGATCGGATACTGGACGCACATCGTTGTTCGATGCAAAGTCACGGATTTCAATCTCTTCACCAGATTGGTTATCCATCTCTTCTAAGTACCAGTGATTGATACGAGAAACAATTTGGAGCGATTTAGCTTGGCTACGATGTAAGCGTGCGTGAATGCTGGAGAATACTTTAGCCCCTTGCTCGATCAGAGCTTGGGTTGTACCCACTGGCATATTAGCGTTAGCACCAGCAATTTTTTCCTCTGATGTAGTTACTACGCCTTTAGCGGCATCAGTTAACCAACCTAAAAGGTTAAACAATACATTAGACGGTGCATTGAAAGGCATTGGCATGGCGATCTTACGAACATCGTCAACACCCGGTGCACCTTCAATTTCCATTACTTGAGTGGGTTCAATCCTGTCACTCTGTCCACCAATTCGTCCACCCTTGAGCTTAAGCATCGTCTGACTGTTGCTGATATGAGCAGAGTCCATAAGAGCACGTAGAGCGCCAGTAAGAGCAGCAGACAACCCGCCAATAAGATGGGGAAGACCAATGGCATAAGCACCACGCCAAGGAATAAATTTAAATTCGACGTACCAATCCAGCTTTTCAAGTTTCTCATCACCGTAGCACCAATTTCTATACAACGCCAGTACTTCACCACTGGATTCGTCGATGGTTAAAATATATGGAGCTCGGCGACCATCGGTTTCATCATCATCTTCTAAACGCAAAAAGCAAGTGATTTCATAAACGCGGCGTACGCCATCCACGTTCTTCTCGGGCTTATCTTTGCCCTCAATTTTGTTGTTCGCTTTTTGCGAACGAGTCATCTCTTCTGGGCCAAGGTCAGAAATATAAGTACTATCGATATCACGATAGACACCTTGATCAACTCGCTGTTCAAACACATCTTGCGTAATGTCTTGAACTTCAGTTACACGAGCAGAAGTATAAAAGTTGGTTGTGGAGTACGGGAGCAGAATGTTATCAATTGGAATCCACTCTGTCATTGGACGACGCTGTTCGCTGTCGTAACGCCACTTAAGATACTGTGAACCCCCCAATGGTAACTGAGTGAGAAGAACTTCCATCTCATCACGATACTCGGGAACTTGTTCTGTTAACTGCCAGTTAAGGAAGTTTACTTTGCGGTCTGCGGTTTCTTGGCGTTGCTTGTCTGGTTCGCCTTTAATATACGATCTGACAAGCCCGTCAGCTGGGAGAATCTCTCGTGCAGCTGATGCTGCAAAGTCAACGCAGCTTTCCGCCATGACAGGATGTACCACCTTAGAAGCGCCATCAAATGTTGCTCCACCAGGTGCATCTTTTCCAAGACCCGTTCTACGAAGTCCTTCTTCATATTGTTTGTCTCTTTCTGATCTAGCTTCACGATCAACCTCAATTAATTCAAGATACTCGGTTGCTAAAGATTGGAGTACATCTTCGTCCATTGTTTCCGCCAAGTTCGCATAGAACTCTGGGTTTTGCATCGGACCTTCAGTTGGTGTGTAGTTAACAATTACTGAACCATCGTCTAGTTCAATTACTTCTTCGTCTAAAGTTTTAGAGTCACCTTCTAAACCGAGAGCCTCTTCGTACTCTTCGATTTCTTTTTCACTCATCTGAGTCTGTTCAATTTCTTCATCTCTTTGGAGGGAAGAAAGATTAGAACCAGTTTGGATTGGTAACTGTGGTGCGGCCATTAATTAATTTCCAGAAAGGTGTTTTTGTATGAGTAATTTACTCATGTCATAAAAAGGAGTTGTTGAACCACCAGCGGCATATCGTCTGCCCGGTTTGTTTTGTTCTACTGTTGGCACATAACTGCCCATAGGATCGGCATACTCGTTTGCACCCAAATTTAATTTTTCGGGCTCTTGGTAATTATACGCTGAATTGATGGTGTTCATCAACTCTGCATTTTTAGGATGATCAACCGCATATCCAAATTCATTAAAGCGTTGGTTGTGTTGTGCACCAGTTCTACCAGTCATTTTAGAACGGCCAGTGCCGTTCCATACTTCTTGGAATGGGCGGTTGATTCTATCAGCAAGTTGTTGCTTGTCGTACAGTGCTGCGGCAAAGTCAGAAGCTACTCGGTTGTGGCCCATTTCATTTAACAGAGCGGCTTTTTCCATTGCGGCTTTGTTATTTTCGTTTAGTGCATTAAAACCAAAGTCACCACGACCTTCAACTAGCAACATCTTGGCTAGTTGATCTTGTGTTAGTTGCGGTACTCCAAAGGGTGCACCTGCACGCATTGCTTTGATGTATTCCTCAACAGTAGTTTTGTCTACTGTTGTTGGGAGAGTTTCCATGCGATCCTTACCACCAAATCGACTTGTAGGATCAGCCCGATACACATTGAGTGGATTGGACGGGGTTCTATCAATCATCCCACCCATCACACCAGCTTGTTGTAGCCGACTTGCATATGGATTTTGTGGTGGCTGTCCACCCGCTTGCATATGAGGAATGCCAGCTTGCTCGTACAGCATTTCAAGAGGGGATTTGATTAATGGAGAGCTCATGTCTATTACTACTTATGCAAAAGGAGCAAGGTTTCCGCCCTTACTGTGCATACGGGTTATATCTCTTTTTGGCTGCATCATCATCCGAATAACTGTAATCACGAGACGGCAGTGGATCTAAATGAATCCAACCAGAGTCCCTTAGTACTCGCAAAGCTTGTGAAAGGGAATCCACATAGTCATCATGCCCACCGGCTTCTGGAAAGGAACACACTTGGCGGATAAACCGCTTTGCCCACTGAGACACCTCGTTTTTAATCTCGGGATCTTCTGGGATGTACACCTTGCCTTTAGCCACCAAGGGAGCCACAATGTTCACACGCTGGACTTTATCTGCCTTGCCTGGGTTGTAGCCCCGTACGGGCACATAGGCGCCTTGGAGCTCTTGTATGAGGCTGATACCAGCGGACTTGTCTTCCATTAGTATGAGATCGGCTTTACGCCCCTTGGCAAAGTCGTTGTCTGATCCGTACACCACTTCCTTGTAGTCGTTAATCACTTTTCTACGCAACTCGGGGTATGACATATGCTCGTCCCATGCATCAAGCAAGATGATGCTGGTGCCTGCGTCTTCTTTTTCAAAGATGCCCCACACCGTACAAGCGGTAGGGTCGTTGGTGGTTTTCTCTGAGGTTGCTGGGTCATAGCTGGCAATCACATACTCTAGCTTGGGTGTGGGTTTGTTAGCTGGCCAGAGCTTAAACCATTTGCGTTTGATAATACCCGCATCTTCTGGGTCAAGGATTGCACCATAGATCTCTTGCTTACCAAGGTCAGTACCTTCGTATGTTTCTAAGGCTTTAAAAAAGGACGAGGAAAGGTTTGCTCGGTTGTCGTACGATGATGCGTTAACCACATAGACATCACCCCCTACCTTACCCTCGTTGAGGTCTACAATAAGATCTCTTGGTTTTGGGGTGGTGGTAACAATCTGCTGTACCCGAGGAAAGCGAGCATCACGCAGACGCAATGTGAACTGTGCTTGATCCCAAGCGTCATCAATGTAATCAAACGCCGCCAACTCGTCAAACCACGCTCCATGATACTGCTTACCACGATAACGCTCTGGTTCAGTGCCCGGAATGCCTTGGATAATCGATCCGTTTTTCAGATGGATCTCAAACAACGATTTGTTGTAGGTGTCAATCAAGGACGGCGGGATGATATTCAAAAG